GTAGTGCTTTTAAGAAAGTCTACTTTGATCCATCGCTAAATCGTCAGACCTCTATATACATACCAGCAGAGGATGTGATCATCCCCTATGGATCTAGTGGAGCTAGAACGGCGGAGCGTGTTACCCATGTAATGCGTAAGACCAAGAACGATATCCGTAAACTACAAGCCGCTGGCTTTTACAGAGATGTAGATCTTGGAGAACCAGTTGCTATTCATACTGACGTAGAAAAAAAGAAGGCCGAAGAACAGGGTTACTCTTTAACTGATGATGATAGATATCAGGTCTATGAAGTGCAGATTGATCTGGATATTCCCGGCTATGAAGACGAGGATGAGATAGCTGTACCTTATATAGTAAGCATAGATGCCGGCACTGGAAAAGTTCTAGCTGTTTATCGTAACTGGGATGAGGAAGACGATCTAAGATTAAAGCGCCAGCATATGGTTCAGTATGATTATGTGCCGGGCTTTGGTGCTTATGGATTTGGATATATACATTTAATCGGCGGATACGCTAGGGCTGGTACATCACTGATACGTCAGTTGATTGATGCTGGAACTCTTTCCAATTTGCCGGGTGGATTGAAGTCTAGAGGATTAAGAGTTAAGGGTGACGATACGCCTATCGCCCCCGGAGAGTTTAGAGATGTTGACGTTCCAAGCGGTTCGATTAAAGACAACATCATGGCGCTTCCCTATAAAGAGCCTAGCCAAGTATTGGCTACTCTATTAGATAGGATCACTGAAGAGGGAAGACGATTAGGTTCTATTGCTGATATGAAGATCAGCGATATGAGTGCTAACTCTCCTGTGGGAACTACGCTGGCTTTATTAGAGCGACAGTTGAAAACAATGAGTGCGGTGCAAGCCCGTGTTCATTATTCAATGAAGCAAGAGTTCAAGATCTTAAAAAACATCATTCGTGACTACACGCCTGATGAGTATGAATACGATCCTGAGAGCGGTAGCAGAAAAGCCAAAAAAGAAGACTATGACATGGTGGACGTTATCCCCGTGTCAGATCCTAATTCCTCTACTATGGCGCAGAGG